GATTTTCTTAATCCTATACCAGAAGCCACAAAAAAAGCAAATGACGCCACAGATAAGTTTACTCAAGCTACTAAAACACTAAATGAAGAGCTACAAAGATCTGTGGATGTTAGAACTCAAGTAAGTTTAGGTCTAAAAGAGTACGTTTTACAAACAGGAAATGCTACCAAAAGTGCAGACATATTAAGAAAAATAGTTGCTTTTGAAAATTTAGGTGATGCAGATATTGAGAAGAAAAAAGAGGCTTTAGCAGAGTTGACGAATACTATGGGACTTTTAGCTAAACTCGACCCACGATTCCAAGAGTTTGTAGATAAAGTAAAGGCTTTAGAAAACGGTCAGGAATTTACTGCCAAAGATGAACTTTCTTTATTAACTTCAAGAATTATTGAAGGCGCCACCGCTTTAGAACACTGGGAACAAACAGTTAAAAATGTGGGAGAGTCTATATCGAAAGTTATTAATGTAAAAGCAATTAATCCTTTTCAAGCTATTATAGATACTGTAAAAACAGCAACATCAGACGCCGGAAAGATAATTCCTGAATTAGAGCAAAGAATAAGTGCAAAACAGTCAGAACTCAGACAAGCTTCGATGGGAGGTAATTCTCTAGGTATGGAGGCAGTCAGGACTGGTCGTACAGCTAAGGCAGCTACAGGTAATGTCACGGCCCTATTAGAACTAGAAAAAAGTGACACTGTGCCGGCAGCTGTAATGATGAGAGCTAAACGAGAGGCGAGAATTGCGACTGAAGCGGCTGAAGCGGCAAAGAAAAAGTGGGAAGAATATAATGCAACCTTAACTAAAACCCAGACCGAATTGGGTAATCTGTTAAAACAGCAAAAGGAGCTTGAAGGACAAGCAGCAAGAATGGTTGCATTTTCTGAAGAGTTAGCGAAAAGAGACGAGGAAATACAGAATATAGCAAAAAGTAAACTAACTTTACAGAAACAGCTAGTAATGTCTACTACTAAAGGCGTGACAACACAAGAAAAATTACAGAATATACAAAACAACGGTTTGTCTAGACAGTTGGAACTACTTAACCAAAAAAACTCTGTAATAGCTGCAGAAGTTCAATTAGCTAGCTTATTGAAATCTAAAGCGGATGAGGACGCAACAATAACTCAAGAAATGATAGATGCAGCACGACATCAGTTAGCCTTAGCAAATAGTAAAACAGAGCAAATAGTTCATCAGCAGGGTATTCAAAAAGAGCTTAACGCTTTAGAAGTATTAAACTTAGAGCTAGCAGAAAAAAGACTGAGTCTAGACATTAAACGCGTCGAAACAAGTATACGTCTAGCAGCGAACGAGAGAGCTTTAAATAAAGCTAAATCAGGTGCAGGTACCGGAAACTTCGGATTTGCTCAAATAAAAAATGAAGCCACCGCCCAAGAAAAGTTATTACAAGGAAAAGAAAGCGTTGCTAGGGCTTCTTATGATATAGCCGCCGCAGAAGCAGATGCCAATCTATTTAAGTTTCGGAATGGTCAATTAGATGAGAGCGCTTATGATCTATCAGAAAGCAAGGCAGTATTAGCTTGGCAACAAGTAGAAGCTGCAAGACAAGAACTCACAATTTTTCAGGCAAGAGGACAAATCCTTCAAAACTCTCTCTATGGAAAGACGGAAGAATTAAGGCTACAGAACGAAAGCTTATTTTTAACCGGCGAAGAAAAGCATATAGCAGCAGCTAAACTAATGCTAATGAAAGAAGGGGCAGCCTTAACTCCAGAAGCTATAGCACTTGCCTCAGCCGAATTAAAAACTCAAGAAGATATAGGCAGAGTTATGAAGGCTAAAAAAGATTTGGTAGGCTCTTTCACAGATGCTATGAGTGCCGGAATAAACGGAATGATTCAAGGCACTATGAGTATGAAAGATGCTTTCAAGAATATGGCCTTATCTGTGTTAAAAATGCTAAGTAATATAATCACTCAGATGTTGGTTATGAAATTTCTTGGAAGTGCATTTGGCATGGGTATAACCAGCGGACTCGGTAGTATTTCTAGTACTATAGCTGCTCCTCCGGCAGCTAGAAATGGTGGGGTATTTTCCGCAGGTAAGAAGATGGGTGGGTACGCCGATGGAGGTATAGCAAAAGGTTCTACTTCAGGATATCCTGCTGTTCTTCATGGTACAGAAGCAGTAGTACCTCTTCCGGATGGAAAGTCTATTCCAGTATCTATGAATGGGACGGGACAAAATAATAATGTTACTGTAAATGTGTCTATGGACGGGCAAGGCAACGCACAATCACAATCCGACAGTAATGGACAACAAGGGGCTAATATTGGTAAACTCATTGCTGGCGCGGTTCAAGAAGAGTTGCAAAAGCAAAAGAGACCCGGCGGAATTCTTAGCCCTTATGGAGCAGCGTAATGACAATTGGTATTAATGTAGGTGGAGCCTCTGGCTTTGTAACTCCAGACAGAAATTTCTCAAAGAAAACAAACCCAAGGGTACTAAAAGTTTCTTTTGGGGATGGATATGAGCAAAGATTAAAGGAGGGTATTAATACTCTTAACCAAAACTTCAATATATCTTTCAATAATCGCCCCACACAAGAAATAGATGATATTGTAGACTTTCTAGACTCTAAAGGAGGTACTACTTCCTTTGATTTCACTATTCCTGACCCAGACGGTGTTGGAAATGAAACAACCGTGAAAGTAGTCTGTGAAGACTATAACCAAGTATACTATAATTTAAACATTGGTTCCTGCACCGCCTCACTTAGAAGAGTTTATGAAGCATGAGCGATATTATAAAAACAGTACAACTACAAGATCCTGGTTCGGAACTAGTAGTATTATATGACCTAGAATATTCTGCAGGTAGTTTTGCACACTTCTTCGCCGGTTTAGACGATGACTTAACAGAACTACAATTTCGAGATTCTGCAGGAGCCGTACAAACCTATGCAGCACTTCCTCTAGAAGCTGATGGATTCGATATCTCCAGTGACGGAGCTTATTCTCGTCCCGAGATAACAGTAGCAAATATTGAAAGCGTATTTAAAGATGCTATCGGAGGTTTAGACTTTCAAGACCTTATAGGGAAAAGATTAACTAGAAGAACTACTCTTAAAAAATACTTAGTGGGAGAGTCTAACGATTCCGGAGCGGGCAATCCTCCAGTAGAGTTTCCTAAAATAGTTTATATTATTGATAGGTTAAAAGCCAAAAGCATTATCTCAGCAACTTTTGAGCTGGCAGCACCTTTTGACCTTGCAGGAATATCTCTTCCTAGAAGAGTTATAATTGGAGGAGCCTGCCCTTGGAAGTATAAAGGATTGAATCCTCCTGCTGGAACGTTTCCTAGGGGGGGATGTAAATGGACCTCAGAAACTCTAGGTGGAGGAATAGTACCAGCAGGAGAAGCTGTATATCTTAATGAATTTGACGAATATATATTACCAAATACGATTACTTTTTCTAATATAGGATCTAGCGTAGCTAAGGGGAATTATTATCAGACGGTAGAAAATATTACTAGAATTAATTCAGATGGAAGTACTACGTCATTCTCAGCTCCTAGGTACTGGCAAGCACTTAGAGATCAAGCTTCTTCTCCAGTACTACCTTCAGACTATGATTCTTTTTACTGGAGAAGTGTACGTGTATATACTACGGAGACTTCTGGCTTGATAGCATATACGTATAAAGAATCAAGGCATAATACTTACGTTTTATCCTCCCAAGGAATACTCTGGAGAGCTAAAAAATATGCGGTAGTAGGTACTCATTCTTTTATTGAAGGAGCCTACTGGACTGCAGGCGATAAATGCGGAAAAACTGTAACCTCCTGCGCTTCTAGATTTCAAGCAAAAAAACACGCAACTATTACTAACGGCATAGCAGTTGACAGATTACCCACTAATTTACCTTTTGGAGGATTTCCGGGTGCTAAACAAAGATAAAGAAATATTAGAGCATCTAGTTAGTGTTTATCCAGAAGAAGGTTGTGGTATACTAATAAATAAACGGGGCAAGATAGTATGGATGGCTTGTGAAAACACTGCAGTAAAGCCAGAAGAAGACTTTGTAATATCCGCAAAAGATTATATAAGGGCAAGTTTACTTGGTGATATACATGCAATAGTACATAGCCATCCTGATGTAAGTTGCGAACCCAGTGAAAGTGATATAAAGACGAGTGATTTTTTAGGTATACCATATATTATTTACTCTTTACCTAGCCTGGAAAAATACGAGTATACGCCAAAAAATATAAGAAACAAATTACTTGGCAGAGATTATGAGTTTGGGCAGAGCGATTGTTATTCTCTAGTCAGAGATTATTATAAACAAGAATTAGATTTAACACTACCAACAATACTATTTGAAGATGATTGGTGGGATAAAGGATTAAACTACTTTGATGACTTATTTCAGAACTTTGGATTTGTAGAAGTAGAAAAACCACAGAAGCACGATGGAATTATTTTTAGCGTGTTTTGTAATGTTCCAAATCATTGTGGGGTTTATTTAGGAGAAGATTTATTTCTTCACCACGCAGTAAATAGGCTTTCATGTAGAGAATCCATATACTCCGGTTGGAGTCAGCATATAGTGAGATACGTAAGATGCAAACAGTTTACTTAAACGGTGGTATAGCCCAGTTCGGAGAAAAATGGACTACTCAGTGCAAGGATATAGCAAGTATCTTTAAACTCATAGAGTGCCAAACTCCTGGGTTTAGAAAATACTTAACTGATGCTGCTGAAGCTGAAGTAGGTTTTGAAATACAAAGAGGTTCCGAATTTTTAGACAATCCGGAAGAGCTTCTTCTTTCTCTAAACGATGAAGATATTATTATCACAGAAGTGCCTTCAGGCTCCAAAAGTGGTGGAGCAAAAATATTGGCCGCTATAGCTGTTGTAGCTCTTTTAGTAATTAATCCAGGACTAATATTTTCAACAGTTACTCAAACAGGAACGGCTACAGGAGTATCTGCTTCTGTGGGAGGAATGAATGCTTTAGGACTCGCTGCTGCTTCTGTAGCGGTAAATCTAGCTATAACAGGTATTACACAACTTCTCGCCCCAGGACCTGAAACTGAGCCTGATAAAAAGGATAGTTATCTTTTTAGTGGTCCTAGTAATAACGGTAGGCAAGGATTACCCGTACCAATTCTATATGGAGAATTGATAGTAGGCGGAATGCCTATTAGTGCTTATTACTCTAATTCTAGATTTATAGCCTCGTCAGGAGTAACAGACCTCGGCATGGGAGTGTACACTAAGACGGGTCAAAATGGAGATTTACTTTTATACAATGAATCATTAAATGAGTTTATAAATTTATCAGATATTGACGAAATATTAGCAGCAGCATCATAATAAGGAATAGATATGGCAAGAGACGCAGAAAATCAATATGGTGCAATTACAGATTTAATTGCTGAAGGAGAGATAGAAGGCCTAGTAAATGGTTTGGCCTCCGTATACTTTAATGGAGTAGCTTTAGCTGGTGGAGATAGTTTTTACTCTGTCAGCTCCAGACCTTCTGTAATAACAGTTTCAGGTACGTCTATAACAAATGCGAATGGAATGTTCGATGATGTAACTTTAGCCTCTGGACCTAGGTATGTTCAAATAAAGGGTGCCGGCCGTTCAAGCACATTAACCTCGCAAATTGAAAGAGGCGTAAATCAGGTAACAGTATCTGCCAGTAATTTCTTTGAAGATAAACACACTAAAAGTTTTTTAGAAAAAGACGCGACTAAAAGAGGGCCTAACACTAATTTATCAGATATTGTTAAATACGCTGTCAGAATACCTGGTGCTGGTATTGACGGTAAAGATTACTTAGGGGTAGTACAAGGTTTTGAAGGTACTACAGCAACCCTATTTCCTACGATAAGAACTACGGTTTCTTCGGGAACAGCAATATCTATCGATGAAGTCGGTTTACTTACGGCTATAATAGATGGAAATACAGCCACTTTAGATGCCTCCGTAGAGACTAATGTTACTGATGCTTACGCCATTATGTCTTATGCAATAACGGATAATGAACAACCAGATACCAATGTTCTAACTTACAGCGATTCTTTTTCTTATCTCAAGAGAGGTAGTATCAACCAACTACCTTTCACAGCCGTTTCCGGAATCCCTGGGGTCTCTTATATTCTAGGGAAAAATGAAGAACTAACTTGGTGGAACGGAGCTGGAGGAACTTCGAACCAAACTACAGTAACTGCCACAGAATTTTCTTTTGGTCAGAACTCTAAAGAAGAGATAGACGATTTAATCGTTCAAATAGAGTTTCCTGCAGGTCTACAATTAAATGGTAGAGATGGGGAAAGCCGCAACGCTTATGCGGAATTTCAAATAATTTTAGAGTATAAAACTTCTTCTACTCAAACTAGTTATACTAAATCATTAATTCATGGAAATGATTACGGAGGAGCTGATTTTAGCGACGGGATAGATCCTTCAGTTTCTTCACCAGGAGCTTATCGTTGGAAGCCGGGAGATGGGGAAACCTCTAGCCTTGTGGATAAATTCGCACAATATAAAAATTTTTACGAAAGAGAGGATAAACCAACCTACAGAAGATCAGGTCTTAAAGGATCTTCTGTAAATGGCCTTAGTTCTGCACTCGTATACAAGAAGGGACAAAATACGGGCTTTGTAAGAGATTTTAAAATATCTCTCACAAACTTACAGCCTTTATATGACTGGCAATTAGTAGTAAGAAGGCTAACTCCCGATAATGTAGGGGATTATACTTATAATAATAATAGTTTTATATCTAATGCTAGACTTAAAACAGTAGAAGCAACTATTTCAGATAAGTTTTCTTACCCTAGAAGTGCATATGCTGTGTCTGGATTTGCTGCGGAAGATTTTTCTAATCCACCCAGCCGTGCTTTTCACTTGCGCGGAAAGAAGATCAAAATTCCTGATAATTATTTTACGAGAGAAGAGTTAAATAGTAGCGAAGCTCTTTATACTCGAAATACTTCTACAGGAATTAAAGAAAGTACTTACCAGCCTTGGACGGGTGGGTTTAGAAGTTCTTTATCTTACACTAATAATCCAGCTTGGATTTTTTATGATATTCTCACAAATAAAGAATATGGGCTTGGAGACTTTATTCAAGAAACAGATATAGATATATATAATCTTTATCAAATAGCAAGATACTGCGATGAAATAGTACCTGACGGGAAAGGAGGAACAGAGCCTAGATTCGCGTGTAATGTTTATTTAAACTCTCAAGAAGAGTCATATAAAGTATTAAAAGATTTAGCAAGTACCTTCAGATCAATGATGTTCTGGATTGATGGTAAGATAGTAGCTATTCAAGATAAGCCAAAAGATCCTGTCTATACGTTTACCCAAGGTAACGTTGAAAACGGTATGTTCGATTATACCTATACAGGTCAACGAGCAAGAATTAATCAAGTCAATGTTTCTTGGAACGACCCAGAGCAGTTCTATACTCAAACAGTTCTTACTATAGATGATACGGCTAATATGATTAGTCAAGGAAGAATTATATCAAAGGATGTAGTTGCTTTTGGGTGTACTTCTGAAGGGCAGGCAAAAAGATTAGGTGCCTGGCACTTAGCTACTGATACAAAAGAGACGGAGATAGTTTCTTTTACAACGTCTATCAATGCTTCTTTCTTACGCCCAGGAGATATTATTAATGTACAAGATAGACACTCAGTAGATATCGAATCTAGTGGAAGGCTTTCAACAGGCTCCACAACTTCCTCTATTAACCTAGACAGGCTTGTAGATTTCCCAGGTAGTGGCACTGTAGGCACTGACTGCAACTTATATATAATTTTCACAGAGCCTTCCTTTTTCTTACAGCAAGAGTCTGCGGTAATAAATCAACAAACGTATAATAGAGGAGAGGTAATTTTAGAAGATAAGGATGCCAACCCTTTAATATCAGAAGAAGCAGGAATAAATTTATTAGATGACTCTGGGAATCCTGTAATCGTACAGTATAACAAAAACTCAAGAGTAGAAGTAAAAGAAATTACTAATACTACTACTACAGCACAAACTATTACTATCTCTGGGGCATTCTCAACCCCTCCACCCAAAGATACTATATGGGCAATTAGTAGAAAAGATGATGTAAATACTCCTGAAATTAAAGAATTTAGAATTGCAGGAATTACAGAAGAAAATGGGTACAAATATAGTATAGCGGCTACTCAATATTATAGAGAAAAGTTTGATGAGATAGATGTAGATTCTCCCGTATATACTACTTCTTATGTATCAGAAGCAGGAAGAAATAATCCTCCTCCTATGGTACAGAATATTTCTGCGGAACTAATTAACGTCGGCTCAGCAGCAGAAGAAGGTTCAGGAACGGCTACACAAGCAGTAATTTCTTGGACACCAGCAGTAGAATCTCAAACAGATTCCAATGGTGTTGTTAGTACTCGTCCTTATAGATTTTTAAAAGGTTATCTAGTTAAACATAGTTTGGGTTCTGGTAATAAGAGGAAATTAGACTCAGTATTTGTTTCCGCAAATTCTACTTCTTTAGAAGTGCCAAATGTCAGTGCTGGAACTTACGCTATCTCTATTCAAACTGTTAGCGATTCTAACCCATCTACATATTCCTTAGCTAATAGAGTTTCTAGAACACTTTTCACAGCTCCTCCTCAAGTAAGTAGATTGAGCAGGCTATCAAAAGGTGGATTTATTACATCCCCGCTTTCCTTTAATTCTTCTACTGGCTTAGTTGTGTTAGAAAATGCTATTTATAGCTATTCTCCTCCTTCAGGTATCGACTACTTTTCTACTGCTGGTAGTCCTTTATTTAATCAACAGAGTTTCGTTTCTTTAGCAGACGGACAAATTGCGTACTTATTATATGATGCTTCTTCGGCGGAAAGTGGTGGAGATCCTTGGAAAGCAATTCAACTACATATTGATAATACAGCCCAAGACCCTAACTCAAACATTACTAGAACTACTTATGTAAAAGAGTTGGGTGCTCCTAATAATGGGCTTACTGCTATTTCTGGTACGGTAACTACTGCTTTAGGTAGTGATAGACTTACAGGCTCAGGAACTTCGTTTACAACGGATTTCTCTGTAGGTGATTTTATTAAAGTTTCTTCCGGATCTGCTGCTGGTACAGAAGTAGCCTCCTCTGAGTATAGAGAAATTGTAGCGGTTGAAAGCGATACGATTATTGTAGTAAAATTTCCTTTTCTACGTACCCAAAGCGGGGTTTATGGATTTAAACAAACTTTTGTACCAGATATATCGAAAGACGTTATTCTCGCCGAAATAAGTAGGTCGGGTAGTATTTACTCAGCGGATATCTATGTACAAACTAAAGGAGATGATGGTTACGTAGTAAACTTTACTAATGAAGCTATTAGTCTTGCCGCTGGAATAGATGAAACTGTTAGCCCTGTTGAATACCCCGTAGAATCTTATACTAATACAGGTGCAATCGTTAAAGTTAGTAAGGGGTCTACTATACTAAGTGCTACTGCTGGAACTCCTGGTCCAGGAGAATTCAGTGTTACTGTAAACGCTGTAAGTAATATTCTTGCGGGTACTATAGTTCACTCTGGTACTACCGCTACTATAAACGAAGCTAGTACTATGTCAGATACTCAAGACGAAGCTTCTATTGAGTTTTTAATTAGTGTAGAAGGCTTAGTAACTTTCACAAAACAACAGACATTTACAAAAGCTATTCGTGGGAAACGAGGTGCTGGTCGTTGGAATGTTCCAGTATCTACTTTACCTTCTACTTCTTCTTTAGCTGAAGCGGCTTGGCAAGCCTGGGCAAATAGTCCAGGAGCCGCAGTTTATAAAGATCAAGCCTGGTTTTTTCTAGGTACAGAAGCTTCTCCTACAGCACAAGCAGTATGGGTTTATTCAGGTTCTGCAACCTGGACCCAGCAAAATGAAATAGTAGATGGCTCTTTATTAATCGCTGAAACCATAAGTGCAGATAAGATAGCGGCGAATCAGATTACTGCAGATCTAATCGCTGCAAACCAGATTACTGCTAATCAAATAGCGGCGAATCAGATTACTGCAGATCTAATCGCTGCAAACCAGATCAATTCTGA